GTTGAGGCACAACAGCTGGAAACCCGTCAGCATTTTGCCACAGGTGAGCATGGTGCTCGCCGAGTGATCGAAGCTGACTGGAGCAGCGATCTTGCCCAGATTGAGCGCGTGTTTGTCCAGGAAACTACAGTCGTGCTTCGCTCAGAAATGGAGCGGAAACACTGGTCCAAGTTCTGCGACATTGCGATGGATGAAGCCATTGCATTTGAAACGCTGAAGGACGTGTTCAACGCCGAGCGCCTCATCGTGCTCCGCCAGGTCCCCATTGTCTGCCGACAGCCTGTACTGCCCGATTGGGGCGTTCCGGTCGCCCCTCTCCCAACTGTGGGCACCTTGGTATTTGTGGGCCCCTGCCCCCCGATGTACCTCCCTTCGCGCACTCTCCGACTGCACTGGGCCATCGGCAGTGATGGCCGTTCGTGCGACCAGTTGGTGATCGAGCGTTATAGGGCGTTGCAGTACAACGTGTGTTGCTGCACATGGGCCATCAATGGGCGGTGCTGGTGTTATCTGAAGCTTGCTTTGCATTCGGTGTGGACTGCAATTCCGCATTGGTTTCGTTTGCACTTCAGAATCCCAGATTGGCCACAGGTTGTCTACACATCATTCACGAGCGAACCCCAGGCTGGGCACTATCTGGTGCCAATCCACCGACCTGGTTGGCGGCGCTACACCACCTGTGAGGGCCCTGGATTGCCTGTTGTTTCTGGTATGTGCCTTGAACCACGCACCCATCGAGACATCCATCTCACGGCCCCACTCCGAGTCGTTACCGCCATTGGGGTTCCCCCAACCTCATCCAAATACCATCATCGGCATCCGAGTGCAGTCGAATTGCCCGATCCACTTGCCCGCGGGCTATCTACCATGCAGTGTGCGTTTCTCGAACACGCCCCATCTCAAGCCCCTCAGGGTGAGTATGCGTGGCGCTGGACCGCCCAGACTGCTGGAGTCGCCTTGGCCTTCGCAGTGATCTTGTGGCTTTTGAGCTTCACCGGAAGACACTATTCCTTGCGTTTCGAGCCCATTCTGTGCCAGACTCAGGTCTGTCACGACGCTCCGAAGCTCATGGTGCAATCCCTTGTTGCTGATGGAGACACTTTCACAAAACGTGCACGCGGTCCACCCCAAGTGTGCCACACACGATGGCACTGGACTCAGCAGAACAAGCACGATGCCTGTTACTTTGCCGTCCCAATTCCATCTTTCCCCATCACCCCGCTTTGGGAGGATGCGGCCAGTCCGAAATCCAACACCTTCACTTTGTTGACTGTCCTCATCGCTTACCTCTGTGGTTTGCGGCACAGCCACAAAGCTGGCCTGATGAGCGCTGCTCCTGTTGTCGGTCGTTACATTTTCTTCCACATGCCCCATTTGTACCTGCTGGCCATACAGCTCTTCTTGCTTGGTGGCTCGGTAGCGGCATTGGGTCTTGCATTGAGTGGATTCGGAAAGTGGGCGGTTGACCAGTTGACAGACCATCTGGCCGCGTTTGAAGGGTATCCTGGATCCTGGCTCCGCCACCCGAAGCGTGTCATGTTGATGGACATTTTGGACACCCAGACCACTTTGAACGATGTTCCAGGCGCATTGCGGAAAGCACTCGCCGGTTGGACTGGGAAAGAAG